GTAGCATGAACGATGATTCTAGACAGTGTTGCGATTTCGATCAGATATGCTCTTGCAGACACAGTTGTTATTTGTTTTTTGCCATGAATGGAATTTTTAGCTCCTTCATCTTGGCTACAGAAAGCGGTCGAGGTGATGCCAACTCATAGACGTTTAGAAAGTCTCCATAGATTTTGACTCGCTTGAGTTCCTTTTCTTTCATAACCAAATAGATTGGGTGAGAGCCTCGACCAGTGTCAGTGTATGATTGAACTAGATATGTTTTCATAGTGTCGTTATTAAGCATATTGAAGCCGAGCTTCTGGAGAGTTTGCATACTCTTCAAGAATTTCATAAAGTTCTTGGAGAGCTTCTTGATGAGAGTAGTATTCTTCAATGCTTACTTCCCACTTGTCGCGAAGAAGTCCAGCATTGGTAAATGTTCCAGTAATAAACTTATCTCCTTCTTTTACTACCTCTGTGGCGAAATACTCGCCATTTGGCATCTTGATCTCTACAGTTCCGTAATGTTTGTCGTCGTTGGTCATACTGTTATATCGTTGTTCCTTAAAGTGATGGCACGTTTTGGGGGCTCTTACCCCGACATTATTTCTCAGCAACCTAGCCCGCTCTGAGTGTCGTCTTCTGAAAGGGCGTTCACTCCCTTGCATAGAATCTTTGAAAGTGACGAGCAGTTTTAAGAGATGCTCAACTCTCTAGAGCAGTTTAGCGAGTGCCCGAAGCTCGAAAGTGGTGTCCCCTACGAGGAGTCGAACCTCGTCTCCCAGTCTATCAGCAAAGCTATTCATGATTCGCTTTGCTTTAGTGTTTGGCGGGCCAATACTTTAGGGGAAATTGTTATTTGGTTGTCATCTCAGCGGTCCAATCCAAGATGCGTTGCGCATCTTCTTCACTCAACACAACCTCCCTGCCATCAACAAGATTGGCGATAGGAGTGTTGCCGTCATACCAGAATCCCTGCACTGTGGTGATATCAATCATATTGTTGTTCTAATGGTGTTGCTTACTAAGAGGGGTTAGAGAGAAATTGGGTTGAAGGTCGATGATTTACGAACCCGTGCATATTCGTCTTGTACAAGGGCTTCATAGTCACTAGTAATGTCAGTGTTTTTTTCGACTTCGAACGACTTGAGAAGGTCACGTTCCGCAGCGTGACGCTGAGCGATTTTGGCGATGAGTGACTTGCGGGCTTCGAGTTGCATTTTAGTTTGTGGTGTCATATTGTTGCTTACATGGTTATTATACCATAAAACCCACGAAAAGTACACAACTTTTTTCAAAAAAGTGAAAAAAGGTCCCGGATGTAGTCCTGGTATAGAGAAACCGATCCCCTGGAGGCCTCCGGGAGGTCAAAAATGTGAGAATTATAGACCTTGAGAGGCAAATTCTATGGCCCGAGAGGCCTCCAATTCCATTGGACGGGACTTGTACCACCCCCCAGTCTCGAGATCTATTTCCTTGCAAAGGTTTGCGACTTCTATTGGGGTAATAGGATAGCCTCGCTTCATCGCATTAGAAGAGATGCTGATCATTATTTTGTACATTTGGGTGTACCACCCAGAATGTTGGATGTTGCGATAATCAGACACCATATTTTTATTTACGAAAGGACAATCATGATATGACTTCCATGTGTATGAAGTATTTGTAAGCGATTCACGCCTGTGTTCTATGACTTTTAAACGTATGTGTTCTGGTAGTTTATCAAAAAATGTTGCTGCAGTCTCTTTAGCAACATAAGGATGTTTTGCCATCAATGCATACGGATCCAACAATGGAGCGTCATGGTGTGAGAATATAAAGCAGTGACTGTTTGGATAGCGAGCAGGCACATAATACATGCGAGACAGATCTTTTGTTTGTGGGTCTCCCAATGAATTGTATTCTGTGTTTAGTGCATACCAAAAATGTTTTATGTTTTCTGCTGGCACCTCGCATGTGAGTGGAAATACAACTCGAAACTTTGGCTTTTCAGGCGTACTGCTTGCAGAAGAATAACAGATGAAACGTGCGTTTTTAAACCCAACTATAGCATCTTCAAATGAACCACTATAGTCATCAACATCAAGTGCAGCCCACCCGCCCCATGAAATTACATTCACATTTTTGCGCGTTTCATTTTCAACGAAGCGAGCAGGACTTATAAGTGGAGAGCCTGCGCGAAACTCTCCCTTTTTAGGTTTGTATCCATGTTGTTCACTAAGTTTATACAACAGTTTTTCAAAAGCATTGACATTATCAAACGTCATTCGACGATGCGTCTTGTTGTCAAAGATTGAAGTAAATATTGTAAGACTGTATTGCATGCGAACAACATTATATCTTATTGCATTTCTAATGTAAATACTTTTATAGTCCTTTAAGTTTGCCATGATTGCCAGCATGGCACGGAGCGACCCATCCTTCTGGCTTAATCAAATCTGGAAGACCTAATGGGTTTGGTCGAGAGGCTTTAACACCTACTTCTTTATTCATATTTGCAGTATGTACTCGATCCCAAGCCTGATATGCATTTACTCCAAAAGCGTCAAGGGTTCCAATAGCAACAACGCAAAGATCAATAAGTCCGTCAACAACTTCTTCAGCGTCAATAGTCGTACCACTAGCTGCAGCTTTTGTTTCATTTAGTTCTTCGTCAAGAAAGCTTAAGCGAAACTGTAGAAACTGTCTAAGTTTTTCCGCGTCAAAGTTTTCAATTGCCTTATGCACTCCATATTTTGCATGCATGTCATAGATGTCTTTTACCCAATTTGTACTCATAATGTTTGTATTGTATATATCTGTTTTAATTAAAAAAATCTTCAAGACTTGCTACAGGAATTGCTTTCCAATGAACCGCATCAAGTACAAGTTGAAGTGGATCAGAAAATGTCTTTTCAAAAAGTAGGTCGCGATCAACCCAGGCATCAAGTTCAAATTCTGGCGGGAGTGTGTCAATAAATCCAATAACATTCTCACCTGTAGGGTTACCTTTTCTAAGGTAGATATACTTAATCTTGTCACCACCTTTGATGAGATGATATTGATTTGTTAAGCCATGTTGCTTTAGCAACGAGTTGTACATAATTGCCGCACGGCTGTTGATTGGTGTTCCACTTTTATAAGGAACCTTTACTCCGTTTGCACCAACCTTTTGCATCCATTTATTGATATCGGACACACCTCTAGGAAATGCCATCTTTTCAACTGGGTAGCGGTCAAACTCCTCACGAAACTTTGAAACTTCAGTTTGAATATCGGACTCTGAACGAGTGACTAGAATCTTAAAAATCTTTTTAAACTCATCACGACAAATTTTAGGAGTGCTACTCTTAATAGCCTCAATGCCTTTCATGACAATCTTTGGTTCTGCATATTCTACACCTTCGCTACTGAGAACGTTTAGGATATATCGTTTCTTAGCAGTAAAAATCGCAACACTGCTAATCTTTTCAACCTTCATGACCATCGTATTTTTATACGAATTTGTCTTGCGTGATAGGTTCTCATACGCAGCCTGAATTACAGGCTCAAGTGCTTCTTTACCAAACTTAATCAAAAACGCATGAGGGTCTTTTGGATTGCACTGCTGTATAACATCTGATAAGTTGATATAGATTGAATCTGTGTCTGATGCTACAATGCGATCTTTTGGAACACCATCACCGAGTGCCTTTACAAGATACTCATTTACTGCGTTTTCTGCGGTATGAATTGCAAGTTGACCAGACAAAGTAATGCCTTCTGCAATATCAAGGTTAAAATATCTGAAATATTGGTTTGCTGCAGCGCCATACAGACTATTAAGAAGAATCTTTAAACACATCTGACGATTACTCGCACGATCAATCTCAATTTGAAGTGTACGATATCGTTCTGACTTTTTATCGGTAAGTTCTGCTTCCTTCTCATAGTCAAGCATTTGACGTTTGACTGCAACGCGTTGATTGTAAAGTTCTTCAATAATTTCTGGAAGAATACCTTGCTTGTCGCGACGAAAGCATGCACCATTTGCTGCAACTGCTAGGTTGTCTTCTGGTGCCCAAACATGTTCAGAGTTTAAAATCTTGTCTTCGCCACCGTCTTGAAGTGATGCCACTTTCATATGAGACACAATCGTTTCGGGACTCATGTTATATTGAATAATAAGATTGGGATAAAGACTGTTAAGGTCAAAACTCATAACCCATTCGTGACGACCAACCTGTGGATCTTTAACAAATCCACCAGCATAGTCTGTTTTAAATGATCGAGAGTTTGGCGGAATCGCAATCTTTCGGGTTGCAAGTTTTCGAAAAATGATGCTGTCCCAAATTGCAACAGTTCCCAATGTATCTCCATAGTTTACACCACCAAAATATGCAAGAGTAAACACAAGGTTAATGAGTCCAAGTTTTGCTTCAAGACGCTCGATAAGTTCAATATCAACAATGTTATAGTCGATAAACTTTTGATAGTCGCGTTCGTAAAGTTCGGTAAGTGTACCATACTCACTATAGTCAATCTTGTTTTGACCAAGCACAACTTCAGCAATAAAGTCAAGACGATACGACTCTTGCGCACCATAAGTATTTGCTGCAAACTTTTTAAAGAGATCAAGATAGTCAAGTTGTTGAATGCCATACAGGTTGTACAAGAAGTTCTCTTTGCCTTTAATCATTACAGCCTTTTGTTCAACAAAATTCCATGGTGACATCTTTTTCGCGGCATCTTGTCCAAGCACCCGCGAAATACGATTAACGAGATATGGAATATCAAACAAACGAATGTTCCAACCTGTAATTACGTCAGGTGTGTTTAGAGTATCAGACCACCATTCAATAAAGTCAGACAGCAATTCAGATTCACTATCAAACTGCCTAAATTGTTTTTTCAAGTGAGGGATGCTTGACTGCGACGGGTCATACTCCTTTAAACCCCAAACAATATAGTGATCAAGGCGGCTGCTCTTAAGCCCAATCGCGGTTATTTCCTGATCAGCCACCGATGGCTCCGGGAAACCGTTGTCAGACTTACACTCAATGTCAAGAGACACGACATCAATCTTTTTTGGGTTATACTTAATCTCGTTTGGAAACTCTGCTTGAATAAAAGCAGGTATATGACGATCATTTCCATAAATTTTAAAACTATCAATTCCTTCGTAATTTTTAATAAACGCTCGACAGTCTGACATGCTCTCAAACCGCATTGGCTCAAGAGGGAGGCCGTCAAGCGAACGCCACTTTGCGTTGCTATCCTTGCTTTCAAGATACATAACAGGGCGAAACCTGTATGTCGTATAAATTTTTTGTCCGTCTTCGTCGTATCCCCTGTACAGGAGAGTATTCATCTTTCGCTCGATACAAGTGTAGAATCCGTTAATCATGTAAGAGCATTATAACATAAACCGGCAAAGATGTAAACAACAATCTTTGCCGGTTCAATTTTATGTATCAGTTTGTATTATTTGTTTATTACTATTTTGCGAGGTTTCTTCTCTTCTGGAACCTGCTTCTCAAGTGAAACAGATAGGATTCCATTTTGCAGAGAAGCTCCGCTTACGATGACATGCTCTGCCAACGTAAAGCGCCGCGTAAATTTGCGGGCGCTGATGCCCTTGTGGGCATATTCTCTTTCGTCTTTTTCAGACTTTTCACCAGTGATCACTAGCGAATTTTCTACAGTTTCGATGTCGAGTTCCGACTCAGCAAATCCAGCGACTGCCAACTCAATGACAAATCTATCTTCGTCGAGTTTAACCACGTTGTGTGGCGGATAAACATTCGAATTTTCTTTGTTAATCGAATCAAACTCTTGAAAGAGTTGATCGAACCCTATGCCAAACGGCCTATACAGTGTGTTTATTTTCATTTTTCGTTTCTCCTATTTAAGCGAGTTTTATATGTATTCACAGACCCAATTCTGGCATCTGTGTTGCCGCCACCATGGCAGCAATATTATTTATATTGAGGCATCACAAATTCTTTGAAAGAAAGCAACTTTCTGCTCGAAATAATTTCAAAGAAAGTTTTAGCCTCTTCTGAATTTAGCTTCTTGTAGTCAAACGATACTTCGCTGTATATTGGGCGATAGTGTAGAGTACGTTCTTTGGCAACTAAAAGCAATTGACCAGTAGTGACCATTTCTGATTTCTTGATGTCTCCAGTACGTATAGGATTCATAAACTTATCCTCATGCGGCTTTTGAGACATTGCTTCAAGAAACTCGTACGGATCAGCTATAGTATTGTCACGAAGATAGTTGTTGACAATTTCCCAACGTGTCTCTGAACTTTTACGAGCTGAGATAAGATGATCGTCTTGGGCGTTTTTACTATAACCAAGATTAGGCATATCGATGCCATGATTTGTACGAACACAATGATCGTCTTCTTGAGTTATTTCTTTTAGTTTGTAGACATACTCACGAGGATTTTCTTCTGTAGCGTCTGCCTTTTTTACAGTAAATCCACCTTCGAGAAGATAGCATGTTTCAGGGTTAAAGATGAATGTTGCTCCAGCAAGTTGTTTTTCAATAAGATATTGCGCTGCTTCTTTTGGTGTTTTACGACGAAGCGCGTTGCGAATAGCGAGTCCGTCAGGAGAAACG